TGGAAAGCCATCATCAGATGCAACTTCGATATCAAAGTTTACAACATTTACTTGACTAGGTCGGAACTTAATTTCTTCCGGAAACATATCTGTAATGCATTGATGAATATAATTAGTATTGCCATAGACTTTCATACCATCAACATCTTTATATTGATCTACAAAATTCTTGGCATCCCTCATTGAGGGAAATCCCAATGGTTCAACTGGCGCGCCATCTAAGGAAAGCCATTCGGTATTTTTATTTTTGCTTGGGATAAAAAGAGTGGGCGCAAACTTTATTTTCTTTTCGACACGTACGCCATTGTCGTTATAGCCGCAATATAGGATTTGATTCCCATAGCGATTTACTGATGTATAAAATGACAAATAAAAACCTCCAACAATATAAGTATTCTATCACACTTTTCGGGGAATGTAAACAAAAAAAGGCGCCGAAGCGCCCTTTTTATTTTCCAACTTTTCTTCGATATGAGTGATCAGGATCAAGCATTAGAGCTCCTTTAAAAGTTCCTTTAGTTTTCTTTTAGACTTCCCTCGTACCTTGGCTTTAGATACGTCATTATCACCATCACCAACTACAACTAAAGCAATCATACCCATTGTTGCGTGTGGCGTACATTGATACAAATAAATACCTGGAGTATCAAAGGTTATAGTTACTTCTTCGTTAATCTTTGATTTCTTTGGTGCTTTCCATCCATCTGGCCCTGCGATGAATTCTACGTTATGTCCCTTTTGTGCCGGTATCCATGTAATTGATGTACCAACTTCTACTCTTGCAATGTCAGTACCGTAAACCATCTTGGCACCGTCATCACGTTTATTTAACATTTCAATAGTCATGTCAGCTGCGTTAGCAGCTTGTAAAAATATAGTAGCAAAGAATGTTACTATCATAACAGTTATTATAGATTTATTCATATTTTATCCTTTACTCGTGTTCGCCATTAGCACTTCTCCCACTATATTTCATATGAGGAGGATACTTCTCTGCTTGTTCAAACACTATTGCAGTTATAAAAATTCCACATACGACTAATACATGTGCACCAGCCGTCCATCCAAAAATATATGGATCAGCCATAATGGCTGCAAAAATACCACTCCACATTACAGATAATATTAAAAATACCATCAGTCCTACTTGAGGTGGTAACTTACGAAGAGGCGAATGTTCTATCGTCATTATACTCTTCCATCCTTCCTTGGCCACTATCCATAAAGCCATGGGAGGAAATGCCTTAATACTTCCTTTCATTACTCGTCCTTATTTAAGTTATACGGATCGTACTGTTCTCCGTTATATTGAGATCCAGTTTTACCCTTACCCGTTTCAACTCCACTGTTACAACCAAATACAACAATACCAAGAAATATTGCTGAATACATTACAACTCTTTTAGTCCAAAGCATGAACGCATCAAATGTGCGTTCAGCTTCTTCTTGTGCTAATTCTTTGGGGTCCATAATTTACTTTCACAGTTTTATAATCAAGTTTGGGATTCAAAGTTTTATAATCTAAAATTGGATTTAACTTCCCCATCCTGCAAACTCCTCTTTGTTTCTCATTCTTACATGACGAGTTGGAAGATAGTCGCCTGGCACCTCTCCTAGGCATTCAAATCCTTTAGCTTGATCAAGCCATTCTCTTTTCTGTTCGTGAGATTTAAATTTCATGTCAAACGATTCACCAGTGCTATTATTGATGATAGTAAAATGCATTTATTCTGCCTCTACCCATGGATAACATGGTACAATGATTGTTTGTTTACAGTATTTTGCGTTATCCACTAATAATAATGGAACGCCTAAAATAAAGAAGGCACAGATTAGGAAAGCCCATCCAAGCCCTCTAGTAGTACAATAGTTCTCACTCATTCACGATTATCTTTACTATACGTAAAATATTTTTCTAGCATTTCTAATCGTTCATGGGCGTGACCCATAGTTGTTAGTTCTTTTTGTATAGCTTCAACGATATCGCTATGTTCACCTATACCGACAGGATTATGCATATAGACTTCTATATTAGTCTTGGCTCTTTCTAGTTCGCCTTCTGCATGCATTCTAGCTGCCTTAATTAGTTGCGCTGCAATACTCATGTTCTGTTTCCTCTCAATGCAAAATATAATCCGCCAACCCAAAGTAGTACATGAAGATTATCATATAAAATAACATCCATAAAACTGTCAGGTTGACCGACCCATATAACTCCTGTCATAATACTACAAATTGTAATTCCACTGAACCGAGTTATAATATCATTAATTTCTTTAAACTTTTGCCATATTATGGCACCGCCTACAAGCAAGCCTATACCAGCACCGATCTCACCGTATGCTGCAAACCACCACACAATATAAGGCAAGTCGAAACTTTCGGCACCTTCCATTGTTACTGGCAATTTACTAAAGCCTTGCTGCAAAAATACAATAGCCAGAGGAATACGAAAAAGCCAATGACTCATACAAAATTCTGGAATTTTATTAACAACGTTTTTTATCATATCACCTCTGCCCATTGTTTTCTTATTTATAACTTCTTAAGCTGCAACATAAGTTCTTTAGATTCCTCGTGATACCCAAGCCGCGTTAGTTCTGCCGCTGCCCGTGAGTACCCTATCACCTTCGTAGTACGGTCTAATGAAGACCACAATCCCGACAAGGGCGAGAATATACAAGACATTAATGTTGACATTCAAACCCATCCTTTTAAATTGTCATTAGCACCGTAGTCCTTGACCAATTTATATTCTGGGTCACCCATAGCTACCCTTTTAATGTCTCCTCGACCAATACCGATATCGTTTAATTCTCTATCGGTTAGTTTTGCAAGCTCATTATAAGTGTCTCTATAAGTTTGTCTGTCACGTAGTTTCTGTAAGAAGTTCTTTAGTAGATTTGTCATTGATTACCTCGTTTTGACCAATATTGATTTTACGAGGACGCTTCTCTTCTGGTAGGACGACTTCTAAATTGACCGTCAAAATCCCATCCATCATGTCTGCTCCAGTGACTTCTGTGTATTCGCTTAATCGATACGACTTCTTAAACCTTCGAGCACTAATCCCTTTGTGAACATAACTATTTTGATCACGCCTTTGTGGTCTATCACCTGTGATAGTAAGCACGTGGTCTTTGACTTCAATATCGATATGATCTTTATTAAAACCTGCAACAGCAAGTTCAATTTCATATTTCATATTGTCGTGTTTAATTACGTTATGTGGGGGATAAGTATCCTTCGCGTGGCTGTGAATAGACTCCAGCTGATCGAAGATGTGATCGAAACCTAAGAATGCGTTTCGCGGGTATACGAAATTACCTGTCATGTTTTCCTCCTATGACTAGCAAGGTTTAAATGGGCCCGACCATTCGGCACCCATATTATTTATATAGTGTATCTATTCAAAAAGTACATAGCAGATATACATTTTTTTTACTTATTTCCGATATTATATTTAGGACAAAGTTCCCATTGATCCTTTTCTTTAAACGGAATAATTTTGATTTGCCGTAATGGCGCTAGCGGTTTAGCTTCTTCATTGTTTTGAATTTCAACTAAACCCCAGTCTGACATCAAAGTTGTAATAGTATTTCTACGTGCTACATCGTTTTCTTCTAGATTAGCTTTTTTACCATCAAGTAAAAATAATTCTTTAAAATGTACAATAAAATATCTGCCTTGTTTATGTAATATATGACAAGACTGAAATAGTTTTTTATCTTTTCGGGATGCGACACCTATTCGTGTCAATGTTTCACGAACCTTTAGAAAATCATCTGGTTCGTTTAGAGTTACTTCCAACATAGTAGCTGGAGACCACTCAACGATTGTTGTTTCTTCCACCTTTATTCACCTTCTTCTTTAACCCATTTATTTGTTCGGGTGACAGAAGTGGCAATATTTGACGAGCTTTTTCATTGCTATAGCCATAATATTCTTTTACCACTTCGACATCACTCTCAATCTGAGGCTTTATCCATTTAGAAAAGCGTTTGCGCTTTCTAACCATATTTATAAGAAAGTCAAATTG